TCATATCCCAGTCACCAAGAGTTTTCATTTGATCAAGAACAAAATCTTCAGCAAAATCAGTATACCATGTCCATACTGCTGTCTTCTTAGCATCATCAGCAGTTTTAATCTTCTCGTTAACAAAATATACTATACAAGTATTATTTGTTTTACAGTATGATTCTACAGTGTCCCAAATGTTAATTACATTCATTATCCATTGTCCTCAATTTTCTTGAGTAGTTCTGTTAGATATGCTTCAGTAGTTGCTTTTTGTTCAGCAGTGAAGTTATCTAATTGATGTGTGTATACATCACTAGGTTTAGTAACATTACCTTCTGCTTTAAGAGCATCCAAGAATCCTTTATTATATAAACCTTCAGTTAAATTTGATACTATTAAATACTCTGCAAATTTCTCCTTGAATGTTGTATAATAATGTGATGCTAGTTTCACATATTGACTGTTATCTTCAAGATATGATGCACCTGGATTTGCTGGTAGATGTGCTGATTTAAAATAAGCAGGGTTGATAGGGAATTGAACATCTGTTGGGTCTGTAGTACCTGCATCAGATGGTAGATCTCTTAACTTTGCTCTATACTTTTTGTATAATTCTTTATCTTCAGCACTGATACCAGAGTCCTCAACAAATACCCAATCAGTTTCAGTGAGTAAGAAGTTACGTGCTAGTCTAACAGTTAACCAACTAATTGTTGATGTCTCTGCATGTAGTTTAGCAAACTCAGACTCATACTGTACTTGCTCTAATGAATCTGCTGCTAAATATGCCTCCTTAAATTTATTATATAATGTTTCACCTTCAGTACCACCGAGATCTTCCATCTCGTAGTCATTCCAATAGAAAGCACCAGTCTTAAAATTCTTAGTATACTTACGTTTTTGTGCTTGATATGTATTATTAGCATACCAAGCGAACATCACTAATCTATCTCTATCACTATCCCATAGAGGATATATTGCAGGAACAATGTCACTTGTCCAGTATGCATCAGTAATGGTTTTTGTCACACTCTTATATGTAACAGTCTTTTGTATTGCATCTACTTGCAATAATAATTCGTTTGACATAGTATTACTAGATGTTCCCTCTTTATTTAGAATGCTTTAATTAAGTATTTACACAAATGATATGGTTCAACCAATGATATATTTTTATCAGGGTCAATTGCTGCATCTGGTATCAATGGCACTTGTCGTGTCATTGTGAATGTAGCATCCTCACCAATTGCACCTGCTGGATAGAATGAGTTTGATGGTCCTTCCACTAGATATGTTAATTTATCAACAGAATCTGACATTCTACCAGATGTGGGGAAGAACTTAAGTTCAGTCACTTCTTCCTTTTCATATATGAAATCACAAATACCATAATGATCTGTATCACCATCATCATATCCAGCACCAGTAGATCTCTCTTGTACTATTTTAAATCTAACATTTGGTTTCTTTACTGCTTCTGGTAACTCTATACTATACCAATACCACTTAGTTGCTTCATTACCAGTACCACTACCATCATATAATGATGTTACTTCTTCAGGGGTAACGTATGGAACTATTTCACCCAAATAATTGTTTGGTGGAAAAGTCAAACTCATGTCAAGGTTATAATATAATCTCAAAGCATCACCAGAATGTTCTGGTGTATTACCACCATTAACACCATTACCACGAGCAACTTTAATTGTGAAATATCTTACTGCTGAACAATCTGCTTCTTTAACAACACAAAATCTTTCTGTTTCATTACCACTAAGTTTAATGTACCCTTTATCAGTATTATATGCTGCTGGTACAAATCCTGGAGTTGCTGTTAATTGTAAATCATATAATTCTTTACTGCCTTCAGTTTTAGCTTTGACAGTGGCATATGCCATTGTACCTGCACCATGCTTAATGCGAACATAAGGTGCAGACTGATAATTTGTACCTGCATTAGTAAGAGTTATTCCAGATACACATCCATTAGCAACTGTTACTGTTGCAGCAGCACCACTTCCACCACCTCCACCTACAAATTCAACTGTAGGAACTTGATGTGTTGGTAATTTAAATCCACCACCTGCACCTGTTCCTGCACCACTAGCATATAAATCACTACCATCATTTGCTTGCATAATTATGTCTGGAATTGTATCTCTTTCCGTTGCTCCAACATATCCAGTGATTACTCCAAATCCAATTCTAGCATATGGTGGTTTAGCATTTTGAGTACCACCAACACCAGATGCTACAGTACTATTCATAGTTAATTGAGCACTAGAAGAACCAGCTAGATCTTTTTGATCTACAGTAAATGTGACGTGTGCTCCTGATCCTCCACCGCCTCCACCAGCAGACCAGTAGGATTGTGTTTGATAAACTGTGAATTTAATATAACCATCACCAGAATTAGAAACAGAACCATTAATAAAGTTTACGTAGGAAATATTAACAGCACTCTTACCACCAACTCCACCATAACCACCACCGTGACCTGAAGGACCACCAAGACCAGGAGATCCACCTCCATATCCTGAGCCACCTCCACCACCACTAGAGTCAAATGATGCACCTGCACCACCTCCTCCACCGCCACCACCTACACAACCGTAGTAGCCACCTGCATTACCACCACCCAAATATATTCCACCAGATGATTGTTGTTCTATACCAGCAGTCTGAACAACACCACTAGTACCATTGAATGAGTTAGATCCATCATTTTGAAGTCCACCTGCTCCTCCACCTCCACCAGCACCAACAATCACATCATTAGTTACCTGCATGAGTACAGAAACAGCACCACCACCGCCACCATCATCAGTAGCACCTGCTCCTCCCCATCCTCCATTTCCATTAGAGTATCCATCACCACCTGGCCCACCAATGTAACGATCACCTGTATTCCATGTTCCGCCAGGTCCACCACCAGTACCATAGATAGCATAATCTTGTCCTTGCATACCTGCTTGAGCTTTCCATGTATAACTCGTTTGGGAAGAAACATTTGGTACTTCTACTATAAGTTTCTGACCTAATCCACCAGCACCACCTGTTACAGGCCATGATGTACTTGTTGGTACTTGATTAGATTGAGAGTCAGCACCTTGTCCACCAGCAACTTCAATTTCTATTTTAGTAAACTCTGCTCCTGCACCACTAGCATTAAATGTTTTAGTAACCATCCCATCAGAAGGAACAACAGTCTCTACTGTAGGACCACTACTACTACCAGTGTTTACAAATGTATGCTTACCAGCACTACCATTGGTAAAATCAATACCATAACCAGATAAAGAAATACCAGCAGTTCCTGCACCTGAAGGTGCAGTTCCTGTTCCTGGAAATGTTCCATTAGGTCCAGAACCTGATTGACCATCACCACCATCAGCTGATCCTTCACTTTCTATATCCATTATATTAGAACCAACTGTTTTTGTTACAGTTCCTCCATCACCACCATTGGTATAATTATTTCCACCTTTTCCTCCACCTTGTCCTCCACTAACAGTGACATCAAGAAGAGTACTACCACCAGTTACTTGTAAACGAACATCTTCTCCATCATTACCTTCAGCAGCACCATCACTACCAGATCCACCACCACCAGACATCCTTACCTGCATTACCTCCCAATCACCTGTAGGGAATTGAATTGATTGTCCAACGGTGTAAGTATTATCAATAGTATATTCAACAACTGGAGTACCACCAGTAACAATCTTTCTTTCACCAATTTCAGAACCAGTTTTAGATGCTACAGATCCAACAAAAGTTCTAAACAATGGATCAGGAGTATATGTTACCTGTTCCCAAGTACCTGAACCTGCTGCACCCGAAGCAAAATAAAATTTCGCAGGATCCATTAATTTAACACTACCTGTACCTGATGCTCCACCTTGCCAATCTAATATATCATAAGTAGCAACTTCTGGATCAGTAATAGGGTTCTTAACTAATCCATGCTTATGCTCCAATTGGAATCCACCCAAAGGAGTGAAATTCATAGTCCTTGAATTTCTATCTGTATAACTTGTTAAATATCTGTCTCCACTGTATCCTTGATGAGTTGCAATTGATGTATCAGTTATAGTATGCAATATATAATGACTATGCTCAGGTACATTTTGCAATCTCCTGTTCTGCATTGTGATATCAATCTGTTGAGCACCTATAACACTAGTACCAACATCATCTGTTACCTTATCATAATCTGTTGTACTAATAGTACCAAGAGCAAAGAAACCTCGTTGAGAATTTTTATCAAAATACCAAGAACCTCCCTTGAAAGCATCACCAACACCAAGACTCAATAATCCAACGGTAGGACTACCCTGTCCATAAACATTACCATATCCAACAATCTTTCTAGTTTTTAAATCTGGAACTTTAAATGTTCCTAATGATCTTGATTCACCCCAATGTTCCCATACATTACTTTCATTTATTGCTTCAACTTCACCAGCATCATTTAAATTAATTTCTAATTGCAATCCACTTCCACCACCTGCATTAGCAATAGTAAAAGTTGGTTCTGTAGTATATCCAGATCCTATCTTAGATAAACCAACACCTGTAACTACACCAGCTACAATTACCAACACACCTTCAATAGTCTCACCTCCAGTTGGTGCAGCAGAAAATGTTATGGTTGTGCCAGCAGCATATCCACTACCACCACTAACAATCTTTACTCCTGGTCTTGATTCACCACCATAACTAGTTCCTATTATCTCATATAATGCTGGAAAATCTGATATATTATATTCTGATCCATCACAATAAACATATCCAGGATACTGATACTCTGGATTTGCACCAGTATTTGCATTACCAGCAATTACCTTATAAGCATTCATTGGTGTATAATTATTATCATACACATCAGTAATTGCTTTAAATGTATTAATGATAGAACCAACAGGATTATTATCAGATGCTTTATCTGTATAAAAATTTGGTCTAGTATTTCTATATTCTGGTGGTGATGAAATGGTCATGTATCAAATTTTTATTAGGTATTCTAAAACAATAAATGGTGAACTAACACTATCAACAGATCTGGATTCGTCAACATCTAATCTCAATGTGGTATTGAGTGCATCTGCTTGAATCTGAACAGAATTTGTTCTTAATTGAAATGTATGATCTCCTTTAATTATATCTATCTTATGATAATGCTCTGTTGGATCAGTTTCATAACTAAGAGAAGAAGTCTCAGTAAATTCATTAAATAATGCTGGATAAATCTGTTCTCCTGCTGTTGCAGCAGTAGCTGACATTTGCATAGGAACTACATCACCCAAACTAGTACTCTTCCAATCAACAGGAACACCTGTAGCACCAGAAATATATGTAGCATTCATATCTCTAGTAGCACCTGGCCATCTATCAGATACGTCAGCATCTGACACACATATTCCTAGAACTCTTGTATCAGATTCTGATTTTGGTCTACTTTGAGCAGTACCAGTTACTGTATATGGTACTGTTGTTATAGGATAATCTTTCCAACCTATAGTTGTACTGTTATTACTATTTGTATTTAATCCTTTTGATGCTTGATACTCAGTATTTGGTAACAAACAAAAATATCCCCAACCTACATCCCAAAGATTAATATTATTACCTTTATCACCACCTCCATTCCAACAAGCACCACCATATGCTGTTGGGTTACCAGTTCCAGGCAATGGTGTTACACCATCAAAATCACCCCAACGATATTGTTTAGAAGCTGCAAATCTATTAGAAATCAATGCTTTACAAGCAAACTGTGAGTTACCTGGGAATTGATTAGTACTATCATCTGGATTCTTACTATTATCTAACCATTTCCATAGAGGTATTGTACTAGCATTAGCAAGAGAAACTCTTCCCATGATAGCTGGCTCAAGGATAGCATTTGGATCATCATCATCAACTTCATCAGAAGATTTCAATCTAGTTCTACTACCTGTATGGAAATGCATGTGAGGATGCATTGCTCTTTCATCAACCGTTTCAGTATCTGTTCTCTTACCAGCTGTTGTTCCAACAGTCCATGATGGTCTACCTCTCATAGGAATATCATGACTTGGTATAACAAAACTTCCTTCATATTCTATCTTAAATACACCACTTTCATCACCAATAGACTGTGCTTCTATTCCAATACCAGAACGACTGATCTCATTACCAGAAGTAGTAGTTTCTCTAATATTTAAATACTGTCCACCTCCACCAGCAGTACCAGTTGCTTTTGGATACTTAGATGCCAAATCTGGAACTACAAACTGTTCATCACTTACTGTTTGTAATGGTTCACCAGCAATATTATCTCTAACAAATTTACCAGTGGTTCCTGTGCCACATATAGAAGCGAGTTGTGGATAATCAATAGCATTATATATTGATCCATCACACCTCAAATAACCAGCAGGTAGATTTGATTTACTTTTAGATGAATTTATACTATCATACTGAACAGGCCAAATAATTATCTGACCAGTTATATTACCATACTTAGATCTTTCTTTTGAATAGATTTTTGCCATTAGTATGCCTTGATAATAAACACACACATCATTGCTGGTTGTGCTATGTTCGTTACTATATTTAGTGCGTTATCCTCATTAATTGGACTAACATTACCTAGTCCAACGTCAGAAACAATATATGTTGATTGAGGTTTTAATGATCCTGTAGACATCTGCAAATCAAATGTTCCATGATCATGAGATAAAAATGCTTTATCATCTGGATTAGGTTCACCAAGCCAGTTCATTGATGTTGGCCAAGTTCCTTGTTTAAATATTATCGTAGCATCAGTTACTTGAGTATCATTTATAGTATCCTTGGTAAGATGTATTGTATACTTTGTATTAGCATCATCATCAAAATCATCAGCACCATCTCTTTCAATACTTTCTATCATTGTTCCCTTGGCAATCTCATCACCATCAACCAATTTCCACGGATGTATTTTATCTTTTACATACCAAGTATCAGTACCTTGAGTTTTAGTTTGTTTAATATCAGTACCATCAGGTAATTCTATTTCATCAGTATTTGCATTAATTGTTACACCAGTAACAGTAAACCAATTATCAGGATCCTCTGGGTTATCATCTAAACCATTAAAAGTATTTCCTGTACTATGACCAAAGAAATTTCTTCTATTCAATACTGCTTGTGGTCTTGGATGCATACCAGTCCATGCTGGATGATAATGAAGAGGTTTTACAGTATTTGTTGGATCAATATCAAATGGAGTATAGGTAAAACTCTCTGATAATGCTCCTCCCACATACTCATTAACATCTTGAGAAAGAGCTTTAGGACTATTTCTTGTTGGTGTACCATCATGCCATGATGCTGCTGGAACTGTTGACCAGTAATCTTTACCAGCATCATTTTGATAGTCTTGAAACTCCATCATGTATGGCATGGTTTGTTCATAATTTGGTTCACCATAGTATGCCATTAATTTACTACCATCTCTCCAAGTTTCTGCTGCGATTGCAGTACTATCAAGAGTACACATATTATCTCTTGACCAAACATTACAACCAGCAGAATGTTTATCAGCACCACCAATTGTACCAGTGGGTGCTGTAAATGGTTGTGCTCCATATCCACCCATACCAGCTTGAGCAGAAGGAAATGTTGGTGTATGGTTATGTGATGGTGTATGATTAATACCTAATTTTCTTCTAACTGTTGTTATTGATGCAAAAAAGTTAGGTTCACTTATTGTTTGTCCTGTGAGTTTACCAGATAATTTAATGGTAGGGTCTGGAAAAGAAAAATCAATATCTGCATACGCATTAGCAGTTAAAGGAACAGCATCAGGACCAAAATCATTTGCTAAATCATCACCAGTACCATCTCCAACACTAGTACCAACTACAGTAATAGCATCAGTCTGTCCATAAAGATAATCTGATCCACTGAAATAATTTGTTTCTAAATCTACTAGTTGTCTATTTTTAATGTCAGGTAACTTAAATTGTCCTGTGTAGTTAGGAAACTCACCTAACATATCACCACCATAGGTTTTACCTAACTCAGATGCAAGTAAAGGATAATCTAAAGCATCTTTCAATTGACCATCACATACTATCCACCCTTTAGGTAAATTCGCTAATGTAAATCCCTCTTGACCATCTCCACTCCACGGCATTATTGTACCGATACGAGCAGATTTCATCGTTTTAATTGAACTGTAGTATTGTGCCATATTACCTTATAACTCAGTTAGCCACCATCCACGTAAGTTAGATGGTACGGAAGAAGCGTTTGGATCACCTGCTGCGTCAGTAGGACCAACATATATTAAACCAAACGATGCATTTCTAGTTTGAACAACAAGTTCACCACTATCCCAAGCAGATGCATTTTGACCAGCACCAGCAGCAATCTTAGTACCAGTACTATCTCCTTGAATTGGAGTAGCAACATTATTAATCTTAAGTGCTCTAAGGATCAGACTTGTATTATATGTTAGATTTCCACTAACCTCAACAAATCTAATCATGTCACCTGTTTCAGCATAATCAGGTAGATACATGACTATGTTACTACCACTACTAGTATTAATCAAATAGTTATTGTTAGGTTGTAAAGGACCAGATTGTGTCTGACCAATTCCTGTTACAGACTGCTCAACATATGTATATCTACGTCCACCATTTCTAGTAAAGTAACGAGCAATACCAAATGCATCAATTGAACAATCTTGATACATTGTCCAATCTCTTGGTCCAGATGTAGCACCAGCACCAGCAGCACCTAAGTTATCAATATGGAATACTGGAGAAGAAGAACTTCCATTTTCACTAACAAAACCTTTAACATATAACTTCTTACCAAAGTCTGCTGATCCATCAATAGAATGTATCTTAGCAACCTGTACGTTAGAACATCCAAGACTCTGACAATCGTTATACCAGAATGTTGTATCACCAACAATAGCTGCTTGACCATTCAAATACATGCCCATTTGTGAGGTCTTAGGATCTCTAACAGATCCATCACCATAATGGTCATCATCATTAGAAACATTGAATACTAGTGTCTTCTGATCAGAACCATAAATTCTGAGATTACCACTAATCATTTCAACATCATCATGAACAGTTAATACACCACCACCAAAGTTCCTCGTGCGTGTTCCTGTAGCAAGATAATTTCCATTAGCATCAAGTCTTACAGACTTAGTAAGATGGACACCGAAATCATTATCAACAACATTAGATATACTATATGGATAGAACCATTCAGCAGATCCACCAGTTTCAATCTTCACCCACTGTTCATAATCAAGTTTGTCTCCAACTATATCAGAATTAACTAACTTAACTCTAATCATATCACTGATTTGATTAGGAGCTCCAACTGCTGTTCTTACAGTACCAATTGGATCTACAAGAGTTGTTGTAGGAGATAATTTTTCAATCTTTACGACAGTTACACCTGATGCATGAGCCTGCATTGCAGTTCCTTCTTGTCCTCTACCTCCATTTGGATAGGTTTGAGCAGGATATTCTGCATTGTATAATGTCTTAAGTACATTATTAGCAGTATCTGGATCATCAGTAAGTCTAACAATCTCAATCTTACTTTGAGCTGGTGTAGGACTTGTACCTCCTGTAATAAGAGCAACTAAATCACCCTTAGCAAAGTATTCAATATTACCTGCAATAGGAATTTCACCATTACCTAATGTTGCAGAAATAGCAGCAGTTGTTGTGGTTGAATTACCAAATGCTACTGGATCTCTTCTGTATGATGTAACAACACTACTGTTATCATGTGCTAGAGCAGTACTACTGAAGTACTTGCCTATCATATAAACAATACCAACCTGAGTACCAATGGTAGTATTACCATTGCAGATATTAATATCAAACACAGGTGCATCTGTATTGCTTATAGTAAAACGATCATCAACAGTTGGTGGATTTGCACTTGGATCAGCACACAACCCATTTATATTCAACGAACCATTAACTATGGTATCACCACCTATAGTTACATCACCATTAGTTGAATCAACTTCAAATACTGTATTTTCATTATTACTATCACAGCCATTCTTGACCATGAGTTTCTTAGCAACCGCTTCAATTACTTCATCTAATTTAAATACCTCACCTTGATCATCAACACCATCATTAGCAGGTGTACCATCTTCACGAGATATAATAAGATAATCACCTACATCAATAGTACCACCAAATTGTGCTAACTTAAGTGTCTTCTGTTCTATTACAGTGTTAATATCTTCAGTGATCCATGTTGAATCCTTCTGAATAACACACTTATAAACTGATGTTTCATCTAAATGATTATTATATGTTCCAGTAAATGTACCAAATGGTTGTCTTACAACAGTAACATGATATGGATTATTATTTGCTACTATTCTTGGAAGAGCAACAATCTTAACAAACTCTGGATGAGAAGTAGCACCTTCACCAGTATCAATTAACAGAATATCATTCTCATTAAAGTATTGATCTCCATCTGGATTAGCAACAGTAACATTATTAAATGGACTGAACTTCAATGGTAAGTAATACTGTTGATCTCTAGGATCTGTTGCTACTGGTAAGGCAGGTAATCCAGCTTGAGGAATCGCTAGACTCCATGTAGAATTACCCCATGCACCAAAACCGCCAGTATCAATTCTATTGTAATCCGTCTTCATATCAGCAGGATTTGTTGCAGGTGCTGATACCCTTAGTACATCAATAACATCTACATTCTTATTGAACTGGTTATTACCAAGAATTCCATTAGTATGTGCTAATGCTGTTGTTGAACCTGCTTGCTTTCTAGTTGCCTTGAAAGTATAGTTATTAGTTCCACCACATAGAGTAATATCACTATTAACTCTTAATGTTGCTTGAACCTCAGTATTATTTCTAATGGTAGTCTTACCACCTTGACCAGCAATAGTTAGAACAGAAGCATTGGTAGCAAAATCAACAATAGTAGTTGCACTGTTATCACCCAAGAAGGAAACCTTCTCAGAAGTAGATCTAATGAATGCAGTATCACCAGTAGTTCTTCTTGTTATAGTTGTATTGTTATCTTTATCTTTGACCTGTCCAATTAAAATATCACCAGCGATTTTTAATTCCTTAGAACCAATTTGAGTATAGGAATCTGTCTCGTTACTATCAAAAGCACCACCAATTGATATTCTAGAAATATGAGCATTAGATCCATCACCATCTGGTGTAGAACCTACGTCAATCCAACTCTTAGCTGCTTTAGTACCTATCTCAATTTCTTGTATAGATGACTGAACATCACCAATCTCAATATTCTTAGCAGAACCACCAATCTTAAGACCATTAACTCCACCAACATTATTAGTATATGCAGAGTGACCACCTACAAAGTTGCTACCCATTGCGAACTCAAATGTTCCATCAGTAATAGCAGTTCTTATTTCAGCAGTATTATTAACACCAGCACCACCACCGTCAACATCTATATCCTGTTCAAACTTAACATCATCAGTAAATCTACCATTACCATCAACAACTAATGTTCTATCTAATTCTGTATTAGCAGTCTTATCATCTGAAACATTAATACCAACACGACTTTGTTGTACATTAACACGGAAGGTTGCAGAAGCATTAGGTGTTTGAGGTGTTTGAGTACCTACAATAAATGCATCAGCAAGACCAGTAAATGTACCAGTACCATAGGTTATAGAGTAACCAGTAATAATACCATTACCTTCAACATCAAGATTTGCTTTTGGTTCAGTTGAGTCATTAACAAATGCAGTCTTCCATGCATCAGTACCACCTGATCTTGCAACTGTATTAATACCAACTCTGTAATCAGATAGAGCAGAAGTCTCTGTTCTAATTGCTTCACTACCAAGTACACCCCACTCCTTCCAAGAAGTATCAGCATACTCCATAGTAGCAGATGCTTGAGAACTCCAAACTAAAGGATTCTGTGCTAGACTTGCTCCAATAGCAACCTTAATCCAAGTATTATCTTCATTATATGAATTAGCATCAACAGTGTGAACACCATTAAGTGCAGCAATCACAGAATCTTTAATTCTAATCTTAGTTCCAGAACCAATAACAGGAGTAAATTCCTTATTCTTCTTAGAATTCTTCCAGTTAATCTTAACTAGATTACTACCATCAAATTCAACATTGAATACTTGGTCAGGATTAGTAGCAGTTTGATCTCCTAGTGTAAAGTAAGAGTTAGCATATATCCAACCAAGAGAACCAGATGAACCAACATAATCACCCTTAAGAAGAATATCTCCAGGAATAGGTGAAGGTCCATTAGTTCCATAACGAACTATCTGACTACTATCAAATGATCCATCTTGATCTGGAGCTACGTTTGATCCAGATGCAGAAACAACATGGTTCTGAATCTTATAACCTTGTGCAAATCCATTAGAACCACGTGGGTTAAACTGGAATACAGAAGCAGCGATCATGTTCTTATTAAGAACAATATCACCATTGGTTAATGTATTACCTTGCTGTGACGATCTATCAAGTGTCTCATCATCTCCAATTGGAGTTGCATTTGGGTTTACAGTAGAGAGAACTGTAAGAGAATTTAATCCTAAACTACTAGAAACATTTACTGTTACTGGTGAGTTAAATGTATTAACTAACTTACCATCATCACCACCATTAACTGTAATATTTTTGTTGAATGTTACAGGGGTGTCAAATGTAGTAACAAGATTATCAATAATATCATCTGGATCTTCAGAATCAACTAACTTAGCAGACTCTAAGAACTCTTCTTCACCAGTAATAGCATCAATCTTACGATTACCAATGTATAGATCACCATTACTATTAAGACCAGTGTAGAATACTAAACCACCATCCTGTTTCTTAGACTGAGCATAGAAATCTTGAATTGGAGTTAGTAGAACTTCCTGTCTGATTGGTAGACCAGTTGAGTAGTTACCTGGACCAAAACCAAGGTATTCAAACGTATGGTTACCAGCACGTGCGATAGATGGTCGTCTAAGTTCAACGTATAGTCTCTGATCTACTACAACTGTGTTATCACCAGCGATAGGAATCTGACGATCTTCAGATCCAGAGGTAGCATTACCATCCTGTGCTTGAATTGTATTAGCACTAGTATATGTGTTATTCTTAAGTGCATCAGTCTTAACAAAATCAAGAATCATTTCTTTAGTAATAGATCCCTTGAAATCGTTAACAGTAACTAAACCATGAACATAGTTATCAGCAGCAGAGTATGTTGCTGGTGGATCAACGAAGTTAGAATCTAACTGCTTGAACCATACTGGATCATTCTTATAGTTTAATGGATATAACTTACTGATTGGCTGAGAGAACTTAAAGTTTCTAAAGTTGCCAAGGTTACCAGCACCTGTTGGGTATGGAGAAATATCACCACGTACAGCAGTTAGATAGAAAATACCATCTTGCTGTTCAAAGATACGTCTCTGAATAGTTTCAACATCAAAGATATAGAATGTATCATCAATCTCACCAATATCATGAACAGAATGAATATAATAATCATTACCTGCTTGGTCAGTAATCTCATCACCTGGTGTTAGAGTATAAACAGAAGTACCATTTTGCTTGTAATAATACTGATTTAAATCCTTACGAATCAAATCTTTAAGAGCAAGAGACTTACCATAATCAGCATCTGTAAGTTGATCAGCAAATACTACAGTGCTTGCTTGTGTCTGAGTAAATCTAGTATCTTCATTTGAATTGTAATCTAATGTTCCAGAGATACCTTTAAGGATCAAATGCCATTTACATGTAGTAGGATTAGCAGGATCCTCTGGTAAAGCAGCATGAATATAAGCACTACCCTTATCATTACCATCCCACTCAACTTTAGTATCTTGATGATATCCATTAGCAGGTTGTCCAGGATTAGCAATGAAATTACCACCTTGAGGTGTAGTAATCTTAACTGTAGTTAATGTCTCATTCTTTAATGCAGGTACTTGATCATCAATTCCATGATCAAATACTGTCAATTCAAGAAGAGTATCACCACTTGTACCATCAATAAAGTATCTACCAGATTGAATAGTTGCCTGTATCTTAGAATCAGTTCTAATATACTGTTGATACTCTCTACCACCACCCGTTAGATCTTTCTTATATGGATCATATCTCTTAGATGTATCAAGAGCATTTTGATTACCACCAGGATTAGCAAATGTTGCTGCATCCCAACCGATAACCTCATTTGCTTGACCACTATCAGCAGTGTTATTAAAGATTGCCTTAGTTACACTATTACCAGCTTTTGGTTTAAGAACAATTTTTTGTGGAAGAAGTTTTCTTGTTTCATCCTTCCTCATCTTGATAGTGAATCCATTTAGAGGATCACGAACAGACTTGAGATAACTAGGAATTACATAACGGAAGCGGTAAATGCGATCATCAGCACTTCTCTCATCTTTAAGTCTCTCATACCAAGAATCATTTGACTTAGTATTACCAGATGCATCGTTATATTCAACATCATGGAATCTTGCAAGAATCTCTTGTGATGTTGATGGTGCTCCAGCAGAATTTGGTTCTACTTGTAAGTACCACTTACCCTTATCTGCTACATTTGTATTAGTATGAGTAGGATCATAACGCATTGGTGATGTACGCTTATTAGCAAATACATTAAATCCAATGTTAGAATTAGTTACTAAATCTATTGCTAACGAATCATTTATTGCATTATCATGAGTTCTATAAATCTTGAATACTTTAGGTGTAATATACCTAGCATAGAATTCTACATCACCTCTCAACTTACCAATATTTGGACCAGATGCATATGCAACAGCAGGATCCTGAGCATCAGTTCCACCAACTGTAGGTAAATTTTTACCAGGTTGTGCTCTAAAGAATACTGGGTGACCTTCAGGTACATTTACTTTAGGTAAATCAAAGATGTGAGATACATCAGTTTGAATACCATTACTTACTAATGTACAAGCATATTGATGTAAATCATATCTATCATCAATAGTAAATTGATATAAATCAATCTCAATATCTGGATGAATACCATCAACTTCAGCAGAATGTAAGTATATACCAGCAGCAGCATTCTCTTTGCTACTTGCAAGCATCAATACATCTTGTTGAGATCCATCAAATGATGTTGTGGCAGAAAAATTTTGTGGATATGTTTCTCTTCCTGGAGCAATTATATAATACTCAGTATTAGTATTAAATCCATTAGGTAACCTTACATTACGCTTATCAACTGTCTTTCCAGTCTTAGGTCTTGGAACCAATCTTACTGGTGTACCAGTCTCAAATTTATGAGGATCAGATTGATTAGCAGGTTGCTTACTAGGATCTACTAGAGTCCATACAGTTGCTCTCTTAGATAATGCAGTGGTAGAAGCAGGTTCATTTCTAGTAACACTTCCTAGTCCAGACTGAATAATAGTACCAATGTTAGCAAAGTACTGACGTACAGCATTTGCTTGGTTGTTGCACTCTGGATAAGTAGTATCTCTTCTAGAAGCATTAGCAGGATCATTATTAAATGATGTATCAATATTTGGTTTTAAACTTGTATAGATTCCTGGATCTCTTACACCAGCAGTCTCAGGCCAAGTAAACCATAGGTAACTATCTGTAGTTGATGAATTTGCATTTACAGATTGACCTAATTCCAATCCAAGAGGAATCTCAACCTTATCAATACTATCTAAGTAACCTGTTGTAGATATAGAATTGGTAAGAATACCAAATAATGTTGTAATTGTAGATGCTACATTCTGACAAGGACCATTAGATACATTTCTTGTTATAGAATCAAGTGCAGTACCATTAGCAACAGTGCTGGTAACAATAGCAAATAATGTATCAATAGTAGATCTAATATCATCACACTTAGCACCAGTTCCTACTGTTTTAATTATTCCACCAACAAGAATTTTTTCTGTTGAACTAACAAAAGTATGGGGATTAACATTAGTAGAAGGTACTGAATCTAAAACCTGAACACTAATTGTAGTTCCACTTACAGCAGTAATCGTAGGAGCAGTTATTGCTGCTGGATCAGTTGCTCTAGGGTAGTACTTAGTTCCAGAACCAAGAGTACAAGTGAATCCTAATGATCCTACAGGAATATCAACGGTTTCTCCTATTTGATAACTATGATTGCCAACTTCTAATTCCATAATACCTGTTGTTGGATCATAATTAGCATCAGTAACAGATGCTTGAGATCCAGTCAAACTCTCAGGTGTATTAATAGCATTAACAACAATATTATATAAAGTATCAATTGTAGATACAGGTCCAACACACTTAGTTACAGATTCAGTACGAGTAATTGAATGTAATGATGTTGGATTTGATATAGTATTGGTTAATATACCAATTAAAGTAGTAACAGTACTCTTTGCATTATCACATCTACCATCAGCAACACCATTAGTGATTGATGTATCTTTTGATTGAGGTAATGTTGTATGTCCACCAACAGTAACATCTTCGTTAATTATTACCTGTCTAATAATATCACGTACTTCATTAAATCCTTTAATAGTTTCATTCTCATGACCATTTGCATGACCACCAGCAACATACATGTTGGCAGCATCCCATACACGATCATTACCACCATATGCTAAGTTATGTGCAACAGCATCTACTACATCCTTAAGATCATCAAGACAATCATTAGTAGTATATCCTTGTGCAGGGACATAGTTAGAATACTGTGCAAGCATCCTTCCTAGAGCAATTTCTGCCACGAAATTTTTATTAGCAGTTATCAAATTGGCAGCATCAGCAACTCTATTATCTTGTGGAGTAGATGTATCAGAAGTACCACTGTAGTATGACTGACTCTTACCATGTGAACCAATAACAAGAACTTTTTCATTTCTTGCTACCTGTACCATTAACTGTTTAGCATCTTCAAATGCTTTAAGTGTCTGTTCTTCTTCACCTTCAACATGAGCACCTGTAACATACAGTTGTGCCATATCCCAGACTCTATCATTACCACCAAATCCTACGTTATGAGC